CGTCCGGGCAGAATGGAAGGAGAACATTAAATGAGCGATGCTGCGCTCGCGGACGTCGCCGCGGACTACAGGGCGGCACAGAAAGTCGCCGACGACGCCAAAGCCGAGCTCGCGCTGCGCGTGCAGCGTGCGTGGCAGAGCGGGAGGACGGCGACGGAGATAGCCGAGGTGACCGGCGTCCACCGGCTCACCATTGGCAAATGGGTGGCCGGGCTCCGAAGCGAGGAGGGTCTTTCGGAGGCCGACGTCGCCGAGCTGCGCGGCGTCGTTGACCGCCCGGCGGAGTGGTCGGCGCTCGTGCGGCGGATCGTTGATCGGAGCCGTGGTGTGTCGATCGCCGACTGTTCGCGTGCTTCGGAGATCTCCGTGGAGGCCGGGTATGCCCGCCTCCACGATTATAAGTGACTCACTCCACACCTACAGGCTTGCAGTGCCTACTGCAAGCCTGTAGACTAATAGTGTCAGCAAGGGAAGGTCCCAGCAAGACAGAAAGGAAGATCGAAATGATCGCCTACAGGATCCAAGACAAGAGCCGCGAAGTCGCCGATCTCACCGTCGCCGAGAACCAGTGGTCCTACCCCATGGGCGGCGCGGATGAGGAAGTCCGCCGGGGAGTCAGCGGGTGCCGGACGCTCGCTGAACTCGCCGCCTACGTCGCCACGTCCGGCATTGACGCCGGATCCCCGGTCCTCGTCAAGATCGAGGGACCCAAGTCCTCCGACCGCCCCGTGGACGCCAGCTTTGGCGAGGTGCTGATCCTCCCCGAGACCGCCGAGATCATCGACGACGACGAGGAATTCTTCGAGGTTGTCGGCGAACTGGTTGACATGTTCTACTCTGGCGCAGATTTCGACGACGTTCTCGAAGCCGCCGAGGATAGGATCTGAGATGGACTACAGGAACTACGAGGCCCGCGCCGCAGAGACGGCGTGCTGGCCCTGGTACGGGGAAGTCGCGTACGATTCATCCCCGCGAGTTCTCATCCCGGAAAAGGGATACAGGAGCGTTAGAAAACTTGTCTATGAGGCGGTGACCGGCAGAAACGCCCCGCCCCGCCTCTTCCCCGTCGCGTGCGGGAACCCCGCATGCGTGAACCCGTCGCACATGTCGGAAACCCGCGTTCCGTATGAGCTGGAAGACGTCAACGCGGACGCCATGTGCTCTCGCGGACATTCCCTGAGGAAGTACGGGCGGAGGATCCGCACCACCGGGGCAGTCCAGTGCCGAGTCTGCGCCGCAGACGCCCATCGCAGAAGCCGCGCCAGAGAAAGGGATCTGCTGGGCGTGATCCCCGAAAAATACGCCGACGTTTTCACGGACGACGTTGTGGAGGCGTTGCGTGGCGCGAAGCCGAAGCACTGGACGATGCTAGTCCGGTGGCTTTGCGCCATGCATCCTGGCCTCACCAAAGTGGCGTGCTCGCGCGTCACGGGGATTACTCAGGCGGCGGGAGCTGCCCGCCTGAGAAACGGCGGGCAGGGGATGATGTCCCCCAGCGAATGGCTGAAAAACCGCCCGTAAACGAAAGCAGAGGGGGGACCCAATGGGTCCCCCCTCGCAGTCAACGCACTAGGATTTCAGGTCCTAGCAGTCGCATAAACCCGGCACAGCACGCACCGCCACGCCGGGAGCTAGAACACCATCTGGTGCACTCCAAAGCATAGCAGGCGATCGCGGGCTAGTCCAGCCCGCCCTTTTCCTTTATGCGGTTGATCCGCTGGTGCAGGAGCTCATGCTCCCGCGCCGACTGCTCCGTGAGCTGCTGAACGTCGCGGCGCAGCATGTCGATCTGGGTCTCGTTCCGCGTATCGCGATCCGCACGGTCGCGCCGCTCCTCGTCATGCTTTTTCGCATGATCTTCGCGCCATTGGGTATCTTTTGCGTCCGATTCATCGATCGAGAACTGCACTCTTTCCAGCCCGGCAATCACTCGGTCAAGATCGTCGCGCAAGTTGGTCGCGTGCGTGTTGTTCACCTGGACGGCGGCAGACTCGGCGGCCGTAGCCGCCCGGGCCACGTCCGCCTTCGTCTCCTCATGCGAGGCTTGAAGCCGGGTGAGCGCCCGGCGGACCAGCACGCCAACCCATAACGCCACACCCGACAAGAGCGAGACCGTAGCGCCGATGAACTCAGGGTTCACGAGCAGTTTTTCCATGAGACTCACCCGGCGTCGCCTCACTCGCCCAGCGTGCGCGGCTCGATATCCCCCGGCTTCTTGCCCGGGTTGACCGCCCGCTCGATCCCGTCAAGGATGCCGGACGGCTTCAGCGCGGAGAACGCGGTCTGCCCGGCGATAGCCACCGTCAGGAGCACGCCAGCGACCGCCTGCCACTTGGCGGGGTAGGACTGGGCGAAAAGAACGCCCGCCGTGACGACGGCATAGAAGATCCCGGCGACGGCGGTCTTCGCCTTCGCGCTCCAACCGACGCGATTCAGAATCGCGATAATGAACGGGGCGACGACGCCCGCAAGAGCGGGCACCGTGAATTGATCAATGCTCATTGAGCTTCCTTTCTTTTACTTGTTGTTAAGCGCCTGAACGGCGTCGCGGGAATGCTCATTCGCACCCCACGCGTTCTGTGCGGTCTGCCCGAGGGCGGTCAGCGTATGATCGACCACTTGTTCGATATGATTGACCTTCTGCTCAAGGGCATACGCACGCTGAGCAACGTCCCCAAGAGATTGCAGCGTAAGGTTCGACTGCTCCACCAGCTGAACCAGCTGCTTCGCCTGCTCCGGAGTCAACTCCTCCACCTCCTCTCCGCCAACAGCCGCGACCGAAGAATTTCCCCGCGTGTAATCAAGCTGGACGTCATGGTAAAAACCGGCCCAGCCAAGGTATATCGCGGTGTCGTCCGTGAACCCTGGGATCGAAATTTCCGATACCACCGGATGTCCACGCTCGTCAGACGAAGAGATCGCCTTCCCGCCGCCAATGGAAAGCGCCACGTGACCGTAACGAGCATTCTTGCCCGTCAGCGCCCAGAACACTGGTACGCCAGCTGGCGGGTAGAAATCCCCCGGATGCTTATCCCCGGCGGCTTCCCACGCGACCTTCGCCGACGGGTACACGCTGGCAAAGTCGAGTGCTTGCCTGACGAAAGACTCGCACCGCCCCCGCCAAGCAGTAGAACCCTTTTCAGCCTCAGCCCACGCGATCGCCGCCGCCGGATCACGAGGCATGCTTGATCAGCTCCCCGACGCCCTTCGCCAGCTCCGCCAAAAGCTGATTAGCATTTTTGAGCTCTTCACGGATCGCGTTCAACGCGTTCTCATTGCCAACCCTCGCAGCATTCAACGCCGTCAAGGTAGGCAAAATAATATTATCGAGGGCGTAATCAAGCTTCCCCGCCGCCGAAGCCGCGATCTGAAGCTGCCGCGCCTGCTCGCTATTCAACTCGTCTTCTCCTTCCTGAAGCCCGCCCCGCGCGAGCTCCACAATCCCCGGAATCTGAGGCACACGCTCAGCCCCCGGGCAAACCTTCCCCGGCGCGCCAGACCACAGCTCACCGCCTGTCTGGCTCACGCCTGCCGACTTCTGTGACCGTGACGCGGGCACGCCAAGCGCATGCCAGCCCACGCCCCGCTCCGACGCCGCCGACGAGCCCATAGTCCGCAGCGGATAGCCGTACCGCGCCGACGTCTCACGCACAATCCGGGCAAGCGCCGAGACCTGCTGCTCAGTCCACCTGCCCGTCGCGCCGCCCTGCGTCTCCACCGAGATACAGCGAAGATCACCACGCACCGACGCCCACGAGATCTGTCAAGATCGACGTACTGCTCGACCGTGCCGTCCCGGCGCACGTACAGGTGCGAGGACGCCGCAGCCTTCGGATTCGAAAACCATCCGTGCAGCGACGCCGCCTCACTCGCGGCGACGTGGAGAATGATCCCGTCCGTCCGAGACCGAGACTTGGGCGTGAAATTAATTTTGAGCGGCTTATGCACCGCCCAGCCAAGCCAGAAACTCACTGCATACTCCTAGATGATCCACTGCGCGGAAACACGCAAATCAGAGCTCGCCGCCTGAACGAGGACGTTGACGTTCCCGGTCGACGTGTGAATCCACATGGTGGAATCCGCATAGAACGGCGGTGTAGCGCCGTTCACGAACCGGGCAAGGGACGTTACGAACCCGCCCCCGTACACGGCGGCGGAAGGACGCCAGCCGCCGGGGATCACACCGATATCCGTGTAATACCCCGCCTGGATTGTTCCTGCCGTCGACGTGATCACACCGCCGAAATAGACGAGATTCCCGACGCGGGAAAGGCTGAGCGTCGACCGGGAATATTGTGCGACGAACGTCGTCTGCGCCTTCGCCGAGATCCCCGGTGTGATCGTTGCCCACGTGTTCCCGTCGTACGTTTCGACCTGACCGATGTCGGTCCGGTAGACGAGGAGCGGGCGGGAAACTGTAGCCGGGAACCCCTGTGTGCGCATTGAATCGACGAATGTCTGCGCGTCGCTCCGCGAAGAGAAACGCGGCAGCTGATTTGCCGTCATTCCAACCAGGCGGGCCGGGTCGCGGGACATGAACTGCTCAGTGCCCAGCGGGAGCTGAGTTTGAGTCACTAGCTCGAATGGCATTTATCTTCTCCAATCGATTTGAATTTGGCCTGACGCGGCGTCGAGGCTGACGCCCTCGACTCCCGCGTAGTCCGAGCCGACGAGGGCGATCCCCCCGCCGAAGTTCGCGAGCTCCTGCCCGATAGACGCCGGGAGCTCGTGCCACTGCGCCGGGGCGTGCGGCGCGACGGCGACCGTGGCGACGTCGCCGGACAATCGCGGCGGGCCGGACCTCCACGAGTCCCCGTGGCGTTGCAGCCGTAGATTTACGCGAGCCCCGTGCTGCCCCTGGCGACGTCGCGCGCCGAGCCTTATCCTGCATCCGGTGACCTGAGTGCCAGTCACGGCGGCGAAGCCGTCTCCGTAAAACCAAGCCCCGGTGAAAGGCCCGTATGATGCCCACGAGCCTTGAGACGGGTTGGGTACGGCGGAATCCCACGTGCTGCGCCCCTGGTCCCAAGAGCCGGACCACGCGGCCGCGACGTTGAGCGTGCCGACCGTAGGCGCGCCCGGCGGCGACGGGATCTCTTCGATGTTGTCTCGCTTGACTGCCGGGACCTCCCGTGTAGCGAAGGCAACCGGGCGCTGCCCGCCCCAGAGGATCGCTACAGCCGTGCCCTGCGACGGGACGCCGCCAGCGAATATCGCCTCGACGTCGCCGCGCGAGGTCTCAAGCGTGACAATCGACGTTGCCGCAGAGAACTTTTTCACCACGCCCGTACAGGGACGCGGCCCGGAATTAACCTTGCACAAGGCAACAGCCGTCGTCTGGTCCTGCGCCTCCTGCATGAACGCGAGGAGGACCGAATCGCCTTCGGTAGCGCACAGCCCCTCGGCCCACAGCGCGCCAATCCTGGAGCCCTGCACGGTCACGTACGGGCCTTCGGCGGACTCCCGCACCTGCCCTATCTGGAAGCGCGCCTGACCGTCTACGCCGTAGTCAATGATCGCTTTCGCTAGGTCGCTCACAGAATCCCCTCCAACGCGGACGCGGGCGCTTTAGCCGTGAGTTTCATGGTTTTCACGCCCTCTTTCCCTCCCGAAAATTGCAGCGTCGTTATCTGAGCTACCACGGGCTTCGAGGAGCCGGGGATGACTACGTTCACGGCGTCGCCGGACTGAAGGCCCGGATGCGGTAGGCAATCAATCGTGAGGGCGATCGTCCGCTCGGCGAGGAGATCCCGAAGATGCGTTTGCGCCGCGTACTCGGCCTCGCCCGGCGAATTTATGAGCGGGGACGAGTAGAACATCGGGCGTCTGCCGAACGGCCCCTCCCATTTCAGCGGGCCGTAATCGATGTAGGCGCGCCCAACAAATTGGTTTTCTCCGCCGGACGACGACGTCGCAATGACGCAATTGTAGAGCTCGTTTTTCACCTGCCCGGCGGCGGCGGAAATGAGCACCCCGTCGTCGCCGCCCTCGATCGTCCACGAAGGAGCGGGAACGTCGTCGGAGATCACCTCAAGGATGCCTTCGGGTCGCATGCGGGTGACCGCGCCGACGTTTTTCGCGAGGTCTACGATCGCGTCCAACCTTTCCTTTTCGTACACGGTCGAAAGGGGGACCACATTGTCGACGGGAAGCCCGTAGGCTATGACGACGCCGAGCGGATGGGCTAGACGTCGAATCTCCTGCGCAAACGTGGTTCCCTGAGGGGACTCCGGGGCGAGAAGCTTGTCGGCGTCGATCTCGGACGTGAGATCGTCGGCGGTGATCTGAACCTTTCCGCCGCCGTTCACCCAACGTGTAACCCCTGACTGGGACCGGCGCAGGACCCACTTGGAGTCTGGGCGGATCTCCTGAATGGTTAGCCAAGCGTAGGGCGTCTCCTCGCCTGCCGAGTCGACGAACGTCAGCTGAAGCCGCGACCCGGCGACTGAAAGAGCGTCCTCGAGGCGGCGTGGAGCCAGATCCCCGGCCTCGTCAACGATCGTGAAAGTCCCCTGCATGCGGATTTTCCTTGTCGCATCATCCGTAATGCTCCAATCGTAGATCTCCAGCGAGTCCCGCAGAAGCTCGCCGCCGCGCCACAGGGAAACCCGCATCGCGTCCCGCGTGCGAGATCCAGCGATAGCCGCCTCCGTCGTCGCGGAAATCCTTCTCATACGAAAGACCTCGCTCCCAGGCGATCGACGTCCGTGTAGGTCATTTCCGCCGGACGCGTCGCGTCCTCCGCCGAATCGTAGGTGAAATTCTCGGCAGCAAGAGCGGCGTCGACGTCGTCATAGGTGACCACCGAGAAGACAATCGGGCGCGTCGGGCCGCGCACAAGCTCGCCAGACAAGCTCGCCCTCCACCACGGATCCCCGTATTCGTCGATCGTCGAAAGCTTCGCCGACGACGCGTTCAGGAACCCGACCTCGGGCAGTTTCCATTTGTCCCTCAGAATCCCTCGGATGCATAGGACTCCGCCGCCGTCGATCATCGACGCGAAAGCGTCTCGCGTTGACTCCCAGCAGGCGATCAGATTCATCGAGATTCCGGTCCCGCCGTGGCGTCCGCCGCCGAGCGCGACCGGGTACCGCGACCCGATCACCTGCGCGGTCTCGCCGCGCGAGTCTCTCGTCACGTCTTTCAGGCTGTCGTTTTCGAGGATCAGGCACCCGTCTTCTTCGACGCCAGCGATCGGGAGTCCGACGGACGGCGCGTCCGCGTCGTGAATCCACGCATAGGGCGTGTTCACGAGCGTTTCGACCGGGCCGTCCACCTGCTCGCCGGATGAATCGACAGCCCAATATCGGACCTTGGTGTTCAGCGGGACCTCGAAGTCGCGGACGAGCGTTGAGCCTGAGGCGTGTATTTTCCCGCCCCGGACTTTGACGGTGCCGCCGGGCGAGGACCGATAGATCGTGACCTCGCGCGGCGACGCGACTTCGACGACGACGATGGCGAACGGCGCGGAGCCGACCGATGCGTCTGGCCAAACTTGCATTAGCGCCTTCCTCTCAAATCCCGGGCGGCCTCGACGAGAGCGCCTTCGGCGCGCTCATCGATGTACGCCTCGAACTCGCGGTCTCCGACGACGAGGTAGACGCGCTTCGGCCCGTCGTCCTCGGGAGACTTCCGCTCGGCCCGTCCTTCGGCTTGGGCGCGCAGCGTATTCCACTGAGACTCCGTGAAAACCGGTTCCGGCCTGCCCGTAGCGTTGACAACCTGCGTGACGCCCGGTTGGAGAAAACCACCGTCGTCGTACTTCAAGTATGGGAGGGGGTTTACCACGCGCTGCGGGTTGCCGCCGAGCGAGATCTCCCAGTGAAGGTGCGGCCCGGTCGAGTTGCCGGTCGAGCCGACGCGTCCAATGTTCTGCCCGGCCTTGACGGTTTGCCCCGCATGGACCAGCGCTTGCGAAAGGTGCCCGTAATAGGAGCCCATTCCGCCAGCGTGCGCTAGAACGATGCCGATACCCGTGCGCCCCGCCAGCGAGTTCCATCCGGCGCGGGTGACCACACCATCCCGGTACGCGTAAACCGGCGTGCCCATCGGCGCGGCAAGGTCAATACCCGAATGCATGCCACCGTAACGGGAAACGCCGAACGGCGACGTGAGCCGCCCGCCAGCAACCGGGCGAGCGACGCCTCCACCAGCCGGAATATTCCCCACCTGCCCGAGCCCAGCAGCGATACCCGCAGCGATCGGATCGGTTATGGAAATCTCTTCGGTCTCTTTATCGACGCCAGCGATCCAGTCGATCAGCTTGTCGCCAGACTTGACAAAGAAGTCACCGAAGACGCCGCCTATGGAATTCCGTATGAGGGATTGCAGCGGGCGGATGACGAGCTTCGCGCCGTCGGCGAGCCTGCCGCGAACGAATTTGACGGCTTTCTCGCCAATATTGACAACGAAGTCTGTCACGCCGTCCCAAGCGGACTTGACCCATTTACCGAAGCTTCCAAGGAAGCCGCCGATCGGCAGCAGCGAATCCGACGGCGAGTCACCGAGCGCCAGCTGAAGCAGCTTCGGATCCTCGGTCTTGATCGCCTCCGTCGCCAGCAGGGCCTCCTCCGACGTGTACATGCGCTCTGGGCGCAGATACGGGGAAATCTCCCTTCCGGGCATCCTGAGCGCTTCTGCTGTCTGCTCAGCTGTGTAGACGCGTCCCGGGTGCGAGAAGTTGACGAGCTCTGGCCCCTGCTCTCCGACGAGCGCCCAGCCCGGGCGGGCATAGCCGCCCTTCGCGAAAGCGCCCTCGAAAGAGTCACCTAGGACGCTTCCAATTGTCTTGTTCTCGGGGGGATTCCCGATCCTCGAGACCTTGCCGATTTTCAGCGAGTTAAGGCCAAGCGCACCGACGATCGCGTTAATGAACGCGATGATCCCGCCATTGATAACGTGGTCAATAACCCAATTGATAGGCGCGGCGAACCAGCCCTTGATCTTGTCCCACGCCTTGCCGACCAGCTTCGCCGCCTCAACGAAAGGCCAAGTGAACGTCTTCCAAAGGAAGGACCCAACCGTTTTCAGGAGGTTTACTATGTTGTTCCAAGAGTTCTTAATGAACCCCCAGATCGCGTCCCACACGCGCTTTACCGTGTCTTTAAGGGCGGTGAAAGCGCCACTCACGTCGCCCTTGATAACCCGCACGATTGCGCTGAAAATCCCGGAAATGATGGACCAAGCAATCTTGAATGCGGTGGTGATTGCGTTCACAACCGGCGCGATCACGGCGTAGTAGACCGCCTTTACGGCCGTCCACAGGTAGTCCCAAGCAGTCCTCAGCCCATCCCAAAGCAAGGAAAGATACTCTGAGAAGTAGCCCCAAATCTTGCGTCCGAGCTCGGTCTGCGTGAAGAAATAGACAAGCGCGCCGGTGATCGCCGCGATAGCCACTCCGACGGCGACAATGGGGTTGACGGACATTACCGCGTTGAAAGCCACCTGCACGGCCGTCGCTATCTTCGTGATGCCCTGCCAGATCCCGATAGCCGTGGTGAGCGCCTTAAACGCCCCGACAGCGGCGAGAACACCCCAAGCAAGCGGCTCAAGCCACCCCTTGTTTTGAATGACCCATTCGAAAACACCCTTGAGCATCGACGGGATATCCCGCACAAAATCAATGATTTTCTGCCGCACGTCCTGTATGACGCGCACGAAACCGTTGTTTTCATCGATGTTGAACGCGTTTTTCAGGTGCTCGTTGACTTTTCCATTGACGATCAGGTCAAAAATCCCCATGATCCCGTCACGGATACGGAAAAGCCAGTCAACGATCTTCGAATCCTCGTCGACGTTGAACGCACGGGCAAAAGCACCCGAGAAATCACCCTTGACGATGAAATCGTAGATGCCGATAATCCCGTCACGGATACGGAAAAGCCAATCGACAATGGCGGAATCCTCATCGACGTTGAACGCCCTCGCGAACGCCCCGGTGAAGTCGCCCTTCACCACAAGATCGTAGATCCCGTTGAACGCGTCAGCGAACCACGAGAAGAACTTTCCTAGAATGTCAGAGACCCATTCCATCGCCGTTGTGAGCGCTGGCTTGATCTTCGAAATGAAATCCGAGAAGCCGCCGACAATCGTCGCTTGGAGATTGCCCCACGCGCCTTCGAGGGTGGACGTGGACTTGGCCGCCTTCTGCGCCGCGTCGTCCATGCCCAACTGAAGAAGCGCCTGGTTGAACTCTTCGGCGGTGATCTGGCTTTTCGCCATCGCCTCGCGGAAATCCCCAGTGAACGCGCCGTTTTTGCGCATTGCCTCTTGGAGCTTCCCGGACGCGCCAGGGATCGCGTTCGCGATTTGGTTCCAGTTCTCGGTCGTCAGCTTGCCTGCACCAGCGGTCTGGGTGATCGCCAGGCCGAGCAGCCGATAGGTCTCTTTGTTGCCGCCAGCGATCGCGTTCAGGTTGCCGGTCGCTTCGGCGATCTTATCGAAATCCTTGACGGAATTCGCGGCGAGTTGGGCCGTCATCGACTGAATGTCGTTCAAGTCGTACACTGTCTCGTCAGCGTACTTGCGCGTGGACTTCGACAGCTTCTCGATCTGCCCGCCGTCAAGCCCGGCGAAATCGAGTGTAGCCTTGAACTTCTGCGTCGCGTCCGACGCCGTAGCAGCCTCTTTGGCGACGTTCTTAATCCCGATCGCCGTCGCGGCCAGTGCGCCAAGCCCGACAAGCTTCGACGTCAGCCCAGAGGTCATGCTCCGCCCGGCGGACTCGCCTACCCGCCGAGCCTCAGCCTCGACGCCGCCGAATGCCTTGGCGACGTCCTTCTGAATGTTTTTGATCGAGGGGGAGATCTGAAGCCAAGCCGTACCGAGATTGAAACTCATGGTCTACCTCCTCGAGAAAAGGGCGGGGAGCCGCGCCGTGCAGTCTCCCCGCCCTCCTATTCGTTTAATTGCGCGCCTCAGGATGGCGCTTGAGCCAATTTTCGACCTTCCGGCGGTCACGGGCGGAACGCTCACGGGACTTTTCCCGCCAGCCTTCCTCGGGCAGCTCTATGGGCGGCTGCTGTTTCCCGGACGCGAAAGACCTGATATCCGCCTCGATCATGCGCAGCAGATGCCCGTCGTCGCTCAAAGCGGCTGATCCGCCCATTGCGCGGCAGAATCGGGATCCGGGCATTAGCTGCTCGATAAGGACGGCGCAGCGGCGAAAACTCATTTTGCCTCGCCACACGTCCGACAAATCCAGGCCGTACTCGGACTGGAAGTCGGCTTCCAACTCCTCCCAGTACTTGTCAAAAAGCGCTGGGAGGCTGGTTATTTTTGGAGTTGCATCGCCTTAAAGACGTCGGCGACCCATTGGATGACGCGCGATCCACGGATCTTTCCTTCCTCGTCGCGCAGCTTGTCCAGCTGCTTTGCGCGATCCTCAGGATCGGGGAGGAAGATGTTCACCATAGGGTTCGGGACGTTGTTTTGCAGCGCGTCGAGCGCCTCGTAATCGTCCAGATCCTTCGCCCGGATATCGATGTGGATTCCGTCAACGTCGACGACGATGCGCTTTTCCTCGCCCTTGTCCTCTGCTGACTGCGCCTCGCGACGGGCGGCTTCAGCAGCGCTGACGGTTTTCTTTGTGGTTGCCATGAGGTGGTTCTCCTTTATGGTAAAAGCGGTTCTCTAGATAGTGTGCGGGCTGGGCGGCGAGAACCTTCTCCGCCCAGCCACGATTGGGTCAGGGCAGCAGAAGACCGGGAATATTCGAAAGCGTGATCGGGTCCTTTGTGACCTCAAGCTTGAACTTCCAGGCAACGATCTCGCCGACCTTGTACTTGACGCCATCACGCTCGGTGAGGGTGAGCTTCGGGTAGATGTGGCGAAGCTTCTTACCCGTGGACGTCTCGATAAAGTCAGCGATGCCGACCATATCAATAGCCTTACGGGCTCGCGGTCGGCTGATCTTGACGATATCCGTTTGCCCGTCCTTGTCCTTGACCTTCTCCGCCTTCGCGTTCCAATATTTGAGAACGATCGGGAGCATCGTCTCGAGGATCGTCAGCTCGACGCCAGTCTCGGAACTCTCAATAAAAGCCTTAACGACGGCGTGCCCCTGGTGACCCTTGATCTTAGAGCCGGAATCGTCGTAGGTTTCGTCGACGCCGTCTTCCGAGATCCAGCCGACGTCCGTGAACTTCGACGGGTCGGGCTCGTCAGAAAGTAGAATATTGTCCACTTCCTGCGGGTAATCCGCCATGTAGAATCGGTCGTCGTCCGATCCGAACATGAGGGCATTATCGGGATTGAGTGCACGGAGTGCCATTCCTCGTTCCTCCTATATTATTTTGGTTTTGAGTTGATAGGTTGCCGTGTGCCGGTCTTGTCCGGACACTGGATCGGGCGAGTATGACGGGGTAAACCCCCGCACACGCGCGACCGGAACCGGGGACGCCGGAAGGGCGTACATGAGGGCGTCAACACGCCGGGCGAGATCTGCGGACTTGCCCGACGAAGCACCGTAGGAATCAAGCGTCAGCTGCGAATTCAGGATCACCTTCCGGGAACGTCCCGCACCGCCCGTATCGATCACGAGCACGTACGCCGCCGTCCCGTCGTCGCGCCGCTTCGACGTCACCGGAACGTCAAGCGCCGCCCGCAGATAATCCATGACGATCGCCTTAACGTCACGCGCCGTGTGCTGCTCCGCCAAGAGCCTTCTCCACCACGTGATCACGACGTTGCCGCAGCGACGCCGCGTAATCCTCCGAGCGAACGTAAGCACGCGCGCGATTCCCGCCCGTGTGCACGGTCGCATAGAAGCCCTTCCCGGCGCGTCCGGCGATCGCGTCAGCCTGAGACTTCACCGCACGCTCAACCTCAGGCCCGCGCAGAAACCGAGCCAGCTCAGCGTGATCAATCTGGATTTTAGCGCTCATCATGCACTCCTTTAAGGGTCACGGCTAAACCTTTCGGCCAATGGGCGGGAAACCCGTCAACCCCCCACGTTTGCCCGCCGACGTCGAGCAAATCCGAAGCGAGAACATCGGGCCACTCCCCACGCCAGTAGACCGTCGGCTTGGACACAACAGGCTTCCCCGTGTTATCCACGGATTCCACCGATGTACCCGGATTGAAAAGAGCAGGCGGAAGATCCGTCCGCACACGCTCCCCAGACGTCGGCTCCCCGTACTGGTCCACCCCGCCGTCAGCTATGCGGATCCGCGAGACCGGGACTTTCCAATTGTCCATCGACATTGGCTACCCCCGGTTTTTCGTCAGGTCAGCCTCGAAAGCCGTCGGACGCCCACAGCCGAGCGCCAGCCGCTCCCGCTTCGTCAAATACAGATCGCCGTCGGGATTAGCGGCCGTGAACGTGTTCGAAAACGGCCCCGTCGTCTCCTGCATTTGCTTGACGCCAGCCTCGAACGCCGTCGGCATCGCCCTGCGGACGACGGCGCACACGATACGCCGCAGCGTCCCCTCCGCCGCCTTTTTCCACTTCGGGCACGTCGTCATAATCACGTCCGCCGCGTCGACGAGCAGGATCTTCACACGCTTCTTCTCCGCGTCGGAGAGCGGCTTCCATCGGGACTCGACGTCGTCGACCGTCGCGAACGGCGGTTGCGGATCAGCCATGAGCTGCCTCCTTACTTGCGGGAGCGCTTACCCTTCGTGTCGCCCTCTTGCCCCTCTGCGCCATCGGGATCCTTGGGCTGCTTTTCCTCGGGCGTCTCCGGCTGCTCGCCATAGGAAACGTCCTCGAGGCCCCACGCGCTCATGAACGGCTCTAGGAGCGCGTAATCCTCGTCGGACACCTCAGCTTCACCGCCGACAAAATCAACGCGCGGGGCCGTGATCAGAAGTTCCTTGTGGTTCGTCGAACGAATTCGCATTTTCACCTCCAGATATGCGGCGGGGACGGGACCTCACCACCCATCCCCGCCTAGCCCACACGTCAGGCGCAGGTCAGCTTGCCGTGCGTCTTTTCGTTGCCGTACTGGAGACCAATCTCGCCGTACAGCTGGTACCTCTCGGAAGCGCCGATCTTAGCCAGCGGCTCCGCGAAGAAGTGGCCCTTCCCGGGGATCTCAAGGAAGCGCGGCGCGCACTGCTCGAGGGAGCAGACGATAATCGTCTTCTCAGGCGCGTACCGGTTGAGCATGATGTTCGCGCTACCGAAGTCAGTCTCAAAGGTTTTGAGGTTGACGCCGCCGACGTTGCGCTCCCGCTCCCGGTACTGCGTATCCGTGATGAAGAGCTTCGTCAGGATGCGCTTCATTGCGGAGCCGACGATCACTGTGCGGGTCTCCGACTCTTTGATGCCGCCGTTGTCCCAGACCTTCTGGAAAAGGTCGAGAATCTCGTCCTTCGTCAGCTGATCTGCGGTGTGCGTCGACGTCGCCACGTTCGTGGTGATCGCTTCGGCGAGACCGCGAGTCTTGCGAGGCTGAGTGTTGTCCGTCGGATTCTGGAACTTTCCGACCAGGAAGGACTTCTCGACGTCGCGCGCGACCTGCTTGATCTGAGCCTGCGCCTGGAAAGCAATCTCGTCGATGGGGGAGACGGGGCCGCCCTGAACGTTAGCTGCGCCGTCCGTCGCGATCATGTTCCGCACGCCCATCTGCGTGTACGAAACATCGAACGCTTCCTGGTGGATCTCAAGGACGTTCGTCGCCTGGAAGCGCTTCCTAGACTCAGGAGAAGGCGCGGCCGCGCCTTCTGTGCGCTGCCTGCCGTCCTCGGCGTCGCGGAGATCGTAGCCGGACCACGAGAAGACCTTAGATCCCGTGGATTCCCCGCCAGTCAGACCGCCAATCGCGGAAAGGAACGGCGTGTCCTCGGGGGAAGCGTTGAACAGCTCCCCCACGTAGTTAGGGCAATTGTACGTGGTTGCCATACCGGTAATGCCGGGCATGGTCTACCTCCTAAAATTGGTATTTTCAGCTCTTGGAAACGGGCATTTGCCCGAGTTTCATCGCCTTCAGCCGCGCGACAAGGATCTTGTCGCCAGACTTGACGGCTTCGGCGATTTGCGCATCGATAGGAACATTCCCCCGCGACTGCGGCTGAGACCCGACCGTCGGAACCGGTGCAGGCTTCGAAGACTCCGCCTCGCTCGCCGACGCCGCAGCGCCGCGCCATTCCTTCAGCGCTTTCGCGTACGCGTCGAGATCCTCACCAGGGCCAGCAAGCAGCTCAACCGGGACGCCGGTCATGGAAGCTACCGTCAGCCGGTCATTCAGGGCCTTCAGCGCCGCCTTCTCAGCGAGAGCTTGCTTGAGAGCTTCCTCCTGCTTCTCAGCGTCGGTCTTCCCGGCGTCCTCAAGCTCGCGCAGCCGCTTCTCCGCAGCCTTCGCACGCCTTTCAGCCTCACGGGCATTCTCACGCTCACGTATGAGCGCACTCAGCCCTGCTTCACCGAGCTTCTCGTCAGCGACGGGCTTCGTGCCCTCGCCGTCGACGGCAGCGCCGGTCTGCGCCTGACCTTCCTCTGGCTGCTCGGGCTTCTTTTCGTCTTGCCCGGCGGCAGCGGTGGCGTTCGTGATCTTCATAGGGGGTTCCTTTCGATGGTTGCCGCGTCGCACGGCTGAGAGCTCATCGGCGTCGCACCGACGGGCTGTGGAAAATGGGTTTTTGGCGTTAGCCGGTCACGGAGGCGTCCTCGTGAACGCCGTCCGTAAAATCATTCGGGAAACGACGACGCAAAGCCGCCGCGATATTCGCTTCTGTAGCCGACTCGCCCGCCTGCTCGACGTCGCGCCGAGCAGCCAAATACTTGTCGTACATAGCGTCAGGGTCATACCCGGAAATGTGGTGAACTGCCCGTTCCCATTCCGGGACGATCTGGCAATCGCAGTCGTCGTGGAACTCGTGCCCGCTCCCGCCAGCCAGTTCCTTTGAGTGGTAAACCCAACCGCGAGAAGCGAGCATCGTGCACCAGGCGCACGTCTTCGCGCCCGAAGGCACGCGGGCGAAACGCGGCTTACGCGGGTCATGCTCAGCATTCCTAGCGACGGTCGCACGCCCCATGTACTGCACGTACTTTTGTGTAGCCCCAGACAGAAGCGCGAGCGTCTTCTGCGGATTATCCGTAAACAGATGACCCGCAGCATACCTGACCTCACCGACGATCCGCGCCTCGTCCATCGGATCAGCCAGGATCGCGCTATACGTCCCGCCGACAGCGCCAGTCCGAAGCTCCTCGAACCACTCGGCGGCCGCCGTCGCCGTCGCCTCGCCGTACGTGTACGTCAGCCGTGGCAGGAACTCGATCAGCTCGTCTCGCGCCCATTCCGGCCTCGACAAATCAAGACCGGAAAAGAAGGCTTCGAGATCCGCCCGCGCCGCATTGGAAATACGCGCAGCAGCACGCGAATACCTGTTCAGGTCCTCACGCGTTGTCATCGGGCTGCCTCACGTCGCCGGGCTTCTCGGCGGGCTTCCCCGCCTGATCCTTTTGCTCGTCGTCGCCGGGAGCCGCCTCCTGCTGAGGCTGGGCAAGGCGTGTGAGCATCGACTCGGACGCCTTCGCGCGCCGAATCTGCGAGCGAATCCGCATGATCTGCTCCGCCGTGTACCCCATCTCCTCGAGGGCGACGTCGGTCTCCGCAAGCTCAGGAATCGCCGAGATCTGCTTGACCATCGCGTCCGACTGCGAAACGATCGACGGCATAGCCGGATTCCTCCAGCGAGTAGCCAGATTCCGCAGCTCCTCGCTCATCTCCGACAATCCATCACGGATCATGATCGCATTCTGGTAAATACGATTCAGGGCATACCCGTACACGATATTCGCGTTATGAGCCTCGATCACAAGCTCTTCCTTCGCCGCATAGATCGCGTCCGCCGACGCCGGATTATCCTGCACGATCCCCAGCGAGGAAAGCGGAATCGACGCGACGCCAGCGAATTCAGCCGCCAGCTCCCGCAGCTGCTCCACATGCGGCGTCGGCGCGACCTGCGGAAGCGTGTTCACGTTGGCGACGTCGCCCTGCTCATCACGAGAAAGGCCCTTAACCGCGCCGATACGCCACTTCCACTTGGAGACTTCCTCCCATTGCTCCTCGGTGATCCCATTCAGCAGCAGGCCGGGGACCGTGAAAAGCTCAGAGGAAATATCCATGCGCAGCGCCGCCCGGATCGCCCGATCCGTGATCGACAAAATAGGCCGCGAAAGCCTCGACCTGCCGAACGGACGCTCAAGCGAAGGCCGGAAAGGCAGCGCCTCCACCGGAACCCGGGAGAGACCATGCTTACGCACATCGGAGACGAACCAGCCGCCACCATGCGTCTCGCACACCACCGCCTCCGTCGGCGTGAGCACCGTCAGCACGGTAGGCCGCCCAAGGTCGTCGGCGTCGTTAATCAGCATCGCCGCAGAAACGGCACGTCGACGGCGATCCCACAAGGCAGACGCCCAGTCCGCCGAGTGAGACATGATGATCACCGGCGGCTCCCCCGACGCGACATCGCCAGGTGTTACCGACTCGAAAACAACCGCCTTCGCCATGGACGAGACGATCGCCTGCGGCAGTTCGACGTCAAAACGATTGTCGTCAAGGATATGCTGAACTTCAAAAGGATTCTCGGCACCGTCAGGCGAAGTCACACCATCCCACATGCACATATTCGCCAGCGCATACACTGCCTTCTCAGGCCAGCCGCACACCGACTCAATGTCTTTCGCCATGTCGTCCGAAACCGCGATCCCAATATTCTTCACTAGGACCTTGGCGTCCATATACGCCTGGCGCATGAGATTACGGGGGTGCTTTAGCGCCCAATGGTGCACCAGCTTGTCAAGCTGATTCTGCGTGGACACGTCCATACCCTGAACCTGAGGCGGGCCGAAAAGCATCGGCGCGATCGCCGGTTCGCCCGCAAACGCAAACGTCACGAGAACGCCCTCGCTTTCCGTCCGGGGACCCTCTTAGAGGTCCGAGCCGCCCACAAGGCGGCGCTTACAGCTTCTAGAGGGGTTTCATCCCCAAGTTCCGTGGTAGCGGCCCAACCCCACGAACCGTCTTTCCCACGGAACGCCTTGTCGGTGCACGCCACCGATTCCTCGAGGGCATCGCCAGCGTCATCCGCCGGATGCGTGACCGAACCATCTTCCGTCCCGTCAATCATCCACTGGCAAGCAGCGAAATACTCGGCGGTGGTCATGACGTGCACCATGCGGCGCGGGACCTTCCGGTCCAAGAGCTCCTGCTCAAGCGATGCCGACGCCGCCTTCCCACAAATCGCGATCATCGACGTCGACGACCACCGTTCCGCCAGCCAATCTGCAAGCGAAGCAATCGTCAGATCCGTAGGCCCAGAATGCGCGCCCACAAGCTCAACATGGAACCCGTCGTCGTGCTTGAGCGCGCCCGCTACCGCCTGACGCTCCCCATCCTTCGAGAACGCCACCGCCAGCGACCGCACACCATCCGACGGAGCCTCACGCACCGACGCCGACTCCCAATCAACCTCCGAGATCGCACGAGAACCGATCCCCGTCTCATCCCAGATACCAAGGCCCTCACGCCTAAACGATTCCGGCCCCAAATGCCTTTTCATGCGCAGCAGCGCCGCCTCGTTCACACGTTTCGGATACGAAGGATTCGCCTTCCTCCACTGCGCCCGATCATCAGGATCGCCGTTCCGGTCAGCCGAGAATTCCACGTACATGCCGTCGCGCCGCTCACCAGCAAGCGCTTCCTTCCGGGCCTGACCAAAAGCCTCACCAGGATCAATCGGGCGCGGCGGCGTGCCAATCTTGAAAATAAGCGGGTTGGCGGCGGCGTTCGTGGCCGGAATCATGTCCTCCAGCGCTTTCATGCCGAGAATCTGCGCCTCGTCAAAAACGAGGATCGAGACCTTCGTGAAACCACGCCCAAAACCCGACTCACGAGCGCCGAAAAGGATCCGCGCCCCGTTAACGAACCTGATCTCCTGCTGCCCATTCGCCGCCCGCACGCCGTCAACGTACGGAGCGACCTTAGGCAACGCCGCGATCCCCTGCATCTCACGAAACGTCTCATCCGCCGTCCTCGTCCGATGAGCCGTCCACAAAGCCAGCAAATCCGGCGTCAGCGAGCACAAAGCGAAAGTCGTCCGACCGATAATGAACGTCTTGCCGACCTGACGAGGAATCGACATGTCAATGCCGTCGATGCCCGAAGCATACGAACCGTCCGCACGCTTCGCGAGGAAACAACGCCCAAGATCATCCTGCCAGCGATCGAAATGCGTCCCCATCTCCTCAAGACGCTTCCGCACCGGCGGCCAGCCAGTCGAAACAATCCCCTCAGGGAGGATCACATGCCGAGCGACGTCGGTCAGCTTCGGCTCAGAATCAGATGCCCTCCCACGCCTCGTCGTCGGAGACTTCGCCATCGTCGTCCATCTCCTTCTCCTCAGCCGACCGGAAAGACTCAAGCTCCTTCGTGATCTCAATCAGACGCTTCGAAAGCGAGGCGAGATCCCGAGGCGGCGTCTCCGGCAAATCCAACGTCTTCGCGATCCTGTCACGCATCGCCTCCAAAAGCTCACGCTGCGACCCGCCCTTAGCAGCAGACGAAACCGAACGCGGCGAAGCCGCCTTCTTCTTCGCAGGTGCCTTCTTCTTCGGCCCATTCACTGCCCGTAACGTAGCTGCCATGGCACCTCCTATGGTTTATGGTGTGGTAGAAAAAAGTCTGGGGAGAGACCGCACTATGCCTTCGGGTATGCGGTTTGTGGGAGGGGGAGGGGGTGGTGCCCCTGCCTGTTGTTTTGTGGGGCTGGGGTGCCGGGGTTTTTGGTTTGTGGGGTGGGTGGTGGTGTGGCGTGGTGTGTGTGGTGTGTGCACACTGTCATGTTGTGTGGTTTGTGTGTTTGTTTTGTGTTGTGTGTGTGGTGTTTGTGTTCACCATTTTATTAAGTTTGTTGTTTTTTTTGTTTCGTTTCGTTTTGCTTTTCGAGTGTTTCCTTTTCCGCGTGATTGATTGCATCGGCGGCAAATGGTCCTACCATTGTCTAGGGTATTGCGTCCTCCGTGTGCCCATGGTAGTAGGTGGTCGGGCTCGGCGGACCTTGGTGTGCGGCTGTGTTCGTAGTCCATGTTGACTCCGCAGATTGGGCAGCGTGTGATGCCTGCGTTTCTGTCGCGTGTTAGGACTGCGAGTCTCCATTGTCTGTGGGATGCGAGGCTTGTTCGTGAGGTTGCCATGTTGTGTGTGCCTGCGTGTGTGTGGGTGTGTGGTGTGTGGTCTTGGTGTGGGGTGTGCGTGTTGTGTGTGGGGTGGGTGGTGCATGATGCGGTCCCCTGCCGTTTGTGTGGGAGGGGGCCGTGTTGTGGGATGTGGGGTGTGGTGTTTGGGTTAGGGGGTGGTCCAGTGTGAGTGGGGGTGGTCTATGCTGACGCATCCCCAGTCTATTTGGATTGCCTGGGGGTTTTGTACGAGGGCGGCTACCCGGTAGGTGATTGTCTTGCCGGGTAGTAGGTCTGAGCTTGGGTCTTGTGCGCCGATGTCTGGGTCTGTCCAGGTGGTGGCTTCTACGCCGCCGCTTGTGATCCATTCACTGAAGGTTGCGGTGTCCACTACCTTCTTGCTGCCGTTGTGTACGGTGATGGTGATGAGGACGGGTGTTCCGTCTTTGCCTGTTTCGAGTCCGGTGTTTTGGATGGGCTCGATCTTTTCGACGGTGACTTCGAGTCCGTCTTTGTAGGTGTGGGTTTCGCCGATCTTGTGGGCGACGTCGGCTTGCTGTGTGGCTACGACGTCGCCGTCGGTCTCGGGTGTTGCTGTGGTCTGGCTTTCTTGTGCGCCGCATGCGCTCGCGAGGGCGAGCGCCGCCAGTGTTGCGGTTAGTTTGGTGAGGTTTCGCATGGGGTGATTGTACCCTGTTTGCGTGTTTTGCGCCGCAGTTTGGGGACCAGTAGCGCCGGTTCTGATTGTGTGTGTCCCCAACTGCGACGCTTTTATGCAACTGTACCCGCCAGAGGGACTAATGCCCGGCGGGTACAGTTGTTCGGTTAAAGTGTCTCACACTATGACGCCGTTGGTCAAGCTGCGGCGGGTGTGTCTTTCCGTAAGAGTGCAGAGCATTCTTTCAGGTTGATCTTCCCTCCTCGCACATCGATCTTTCCCCTGTTGACCCATACGGCGATGCGGTGTGGGGTTATGTCGAGGATCTGCGCCGCCTGTGTTTTGCTGACCCATGCGTCTTGTTCGGCGAGCATGGCTCGCTGCGTGTCGAGAAGCCCGTCGTGTTCGGCGGTGATGAGCCAGGCCCGGTCGCACCTGGTGCAGGTCCACACGTCGGGTAGTCCGTCGTCGTCGGGTTGGCGGGTTAGTGCGCGGTTGCAGTAGGGGCAGTGGCGGTCGCCGACGTCGGCGGACCATCCGGTGATCTTGGCGAGGCGTGCGTGCACGTCGCGGATGGTTTGCTCGGCGACGTCGTAGCCGGGCCATTGTTTCTTGGCCCAGTCGATGCGTGAGGCGAGGTAGACGGAGGCGGGGCCTTTCGGCTTCTCGCCTTTTGTTACGGCCCATTCGACGGCGAGTTCGTCTAGCGGGGTGAGGATCCCTCGCGTCTGGATTGCTTGGTGGACGATGGATCCTACCGGGTCGGGGGTTCCGTCGTTGCCGCCTCCGTGTCCGCCTCCGTTGTTGATGGGGATGGCGTGGAGGTCGAGGATTGAGGTTACGGCGTCGGGGAGGGCTCGTTCCATTTGGGTGATTTGGTGGAGGAGTTCTCTGGTGTTTTGTGTGGGGTTGTCCATGCGTGTGGGTCTTTCAGGTGGTGGTGGTGGGCGACGGGGTAGTCGCCTCGGTCGTTGGTGCGTTGCGTGATGGTGGGTGCGCACCTGCATGCTTGTTTGCTGTGCAGGTGCGCTTCACCGACTGGTACGAGATGGATCATGCCGGTCTGTTTAGTCTTCGTCCTCGCGTGCGGTGCGGAGGTAGGCGTGGGCGAGTCCTTCGCATGCGTATACGGAGCCGCCTCTGGCGGCTACGAGGTCGTTGTAGGATTCGCCGTCGGCGTCGAGCCATTCGGCATCGACTAGGAAGACGTAGGATGCGGCCTGGCAACCTGGGTCCCGGTGTTTTGCTATCCGGTCGGCGAAGGCTTTCATTTCTTCGCCGTCTGGTTCTTCGATGTCGAAGTTGGATATTTGCGCTGTCATTTGTTTCCTTTCTCGTAGACAACGCCGTCGCAGTAGGCGGTGTCGCGTATTTCCTTGTGTATGGTGCAGTCGCGGATCGTGTCCTTGTCTGGTGTGTCGCAGAAGACGATCCCTACACCGAACGCGTAGACGAGGTATGCCCAGATGAAGAAGGGGGGAGCGTCCCCGTTGGTTTCGTCGTGCATTGCCGCAGCGAGTAGGAGGGCGACTATTGCTCCGCCTATGAGCCAGGCGACCATTAGCTTTCCTCCCCCTTGTCGTCGTCGGGTATCCGCCATTCCGGGTCGGATACGATAATGAGCCGTTTCTCTCCGGTGTTTTTGTTGATTACCGGTACGGTGTCTAGGCGCTGGGTGACGAGTCTTCTTGGGTTGGCTTCGCTTTGGATGGCGACGTCGACGTCTCCGCGTTCGTCGAGATCCTTCTGTAAGGCGTCGATGAGGGTTGCGATTTTCATTTGGAGCGTTCTTTCCAGTGGATTTGTGGGTGGTCTTCTAGCCAGTCGTATATTTCGGCTTGGAGGTGGTCGATTGTCGGTTCTTCGTCGGTGGAGAATAGCTCGATGAGGACGTCAGCGGGGACGGCGAGTACGGGAGTTACTTCATAGAAGTTGTCTTGGTCGTCTTCGCCGAGTATGCCGTCGTCAAAGATGTCACGAGTGGAGGGGACGCGGAGGGTCCGGGCCTGGGTCGCGATGGCGACGCCTTTCACGTCGCGTAGGAATCCGCCTTCTTTTCCTTCTACCCAATAGAACCCGCCGGTTTTGGCGTTCTGCCAGTTTTCGACGGCTTGGGCGTTGTCTCGGAGGTAGTCAACGCTTGTGATGAGTTCTGCCCAGGTGTAGTAGGGGGTTTCCCCTTCTGTTGGGGCGACAAGTTCCCATACGCGGTATCCTTTTTTTGCGGATATGTGTCCCGCTTCTAGTTTGACGTATTTTCTTCCGTGCTGGTCCCATAGTGGCCCGTCGGGTTCTTCTGGGAGGTTGGCTTGGTATTTCATTGCCGTTTTCCTTTCTTTGCTGACTGGTAGCAGTCATAGTGGTAGATTAATTGTCCCACACATGATTGGGTCCATGTGAGTGTGACGGGCTGTCCGCAGCCTGCACATTTGGTGCAGGCTGGGCAGTCCCATATGGGAGGGATTACGGTTTCCACCGGTAGTCCCTTTGGAGGTCGGCTATCGCTTCGATTGTTCCGGCGTCGTCGACGAAGTCGTAGACGGTGCCTGGCCCGGTTGCGGGCAGGTCGATATCGAGTAGGCGGCGGACGAGCTGTTCGTATTCGTCGACGATTTCGAGGGTGCGCCTGGCGCACGCTAGAGCTCGATCATGCTCGGGGCTGATTGCCCGCAGGCTTTCCCCGTATTCGACGGCACGGCGGAGCTCGGCGCGCACCTCGTCGATCGTGATCATCGGTCTTCCTCCATTTCGTGCGGGTAATCGTGTTGCAATTTGGCGACCTTGATCAGGGCTTCGTCGTAGAGGAGTGGGTCAATGCTGACCGTCGGCGGGGTCTTGTCGGGGGTCCAGATTTTACTCAGCCGATGCGTGAGCGTCTCGTACCTAGATACGATGTCGATTGCTTGGAGAGCGCACGCTTCTTCGGCTTCTTGCTGTGGGCTGGTTCTGCCTGCCCGCCGATCGATTGTGAGCTGAAGCCAGTCTTTGACTTGCTTGCTGGTGGTCATTTCTAGGTTCCTTCTTTCGTTTTGGTGGTGGTTAGCGGCGTGTCAGGTCGCGTTGAATCGCGGCGAGGTTCGCGAAGAATTCTTTTACATCGTCGAAGGTCCAGGCGTAGCCCGGCGATGGGATTTGAATGTCGAGGATGCGACGGGCTAGTTCTTCGTATTCTTTGTTTCCGTATTCGCGTAGGGAAACGATGATTGCTTCGCCTCGCTTGTAGATTTTCCCGGATGCGGATGTGAGGCTTTCCCCGTCGACGGAGGTGAATAGTCCCTTGACGCGGAGGGTGTCGTTCCCGTTGTCGAGGACGTCGATTTCGGCGAAGTAGGCGTGGTTGGCGGCGACGTTCTTCCACGTGGACTCTTGGGGTGGTGCGTCGTAGAGGGTGCCTTCCGATTTGAGGAGGTTTCTCCACCGTGTGGGGCACATGTCGTCGGGGCCTACTAGACGCCAGAAGCCGTCGAACCAGCGTTCCCATTCGCGGCCGCGCCCGTCCCAGAGGCGACCTTCGGGTTCATTGGGGGGGGTCATCGTGTATTCCATTGTAGTTTTCCTTTCGTGTTGGATTAGTTGTCAGTGTCGGAGGTGGGGAGTTTGGCTCGTGCGGATTTCAGTCGCTCTGCCGCCCGAGCTTTTTGCTCCTCGGTGAGTTTGATGGAGCGTTTCGCTCCGCCGGTCGGGGTCCATCGGTTGCGGGGGATGGTGAAGATGCCGTGGGCGTCGGTTCCGCCGGGTTTTTCGGTGAAACGGGTATCGCGGCGGAGTTTGCCGAGGTAGCCGCGCTGCCAGGTTTCGATGGTGACGAGTTCGTCGCCGTCGCTGGTGGTGATCACTGTCTCGCGCTCGTAGGGGCCGCTTGCGGCGTACTCGTCGCCGCTCACGTCCACGCTACGGGTCTCTTCGTTGCGCTCAGCTGTGGGTTTCGAGGTGGATGTGGTCATTCTGGTCTCCTAGCTTGGATGGGAAAAGTTTGTCCCTGAGAGCCCCTGTATTTGCTTAGAACGGGGCTTTGGATTGGTCGTAGCCGCGTGGGCTGGGTTGTCCCCATTCGCCGGGCAACGCCTGTGCGGCGTTCTGAGGGGCGTTCCCGGCGCTGTTGGCACGGGGGTACCCTCCGGCCCTGTTCGTCGCTGAGAACGGCTCCTGCGAAGCCTGAGACCCGTTTCCGGGGCGGGGGACGATGCCGAGGAACTTGGCTCGGCGGAGGGTGAGGGTTTCCCGGCGTTGCCCGTCGGTACCCTGCCAGGCGTCGAGGGCGAGGGTCCCGGCGAGGGTGATCCGGTCGCCTCGGCGTACGGCGTCGGCGACGGTCTCGGCGTCGCGCTCCCAGAAGTCGGCTCGGATCCACAGGGGGTCGCCGTCGTCGTCCCAGTCTCCGGCGGGGGTTTGTTTGCGGGGGGTTGCGGCGACGCTGAGCGTGCACACGGCTTTGCCGGTCTGGGTGTACCGGATTTCGGGGTCTTGCCCGACGTTGCCGGTTACGGTGACGGTTGCGGTCATTTGGTGTTCTCCTTCGTGAGGTTGGTGCCTAGTTGGGCTAGGCGGGTGGTGATTCCGGCGGGTGCCGGTGCGGTTTGAAGCTGGTGGGCGTCGGCTGGGAGTCCGGCGTGTTTGCGTGCGGTGGTGGTGGCTTGGTCGCGGTTGCCGGTGGTGGCGGCGGCGCGGGTCCAGGCTTGCCGGTAGGCGAGCTCGGCTCGCACGTCGCCGCCGAGCTCGGGCGGGATCTCGGGGCCGTGGGAGCCCTTGAGGGCAGCTTTGAGGTTGCGGCGCTGCCAGGCGGCGACGGCGGTCCACAGCTGCCGGGGCCGGATGAATCCCTGCTCGGCGTCGACGCTGAGCTGGAGGACGGCCGCGGCGACGGCTTGGAAGGTCCATGGGGCCTCGTGATGCTCATGCACCCAGAGCTTGAGCGAGTCCAGCCAGTCCTCGTGCATGCCGGGCCGGTAGACGAGAAGCCCGAGGTTTTCGGCTTTCGTGAGGATCACGCTCATGCCCTCGGCGTCGATCGGAGCGGTCGGGTCGATTCCGGCGGCGGCGGCTTGCGTGCAGATGCGGTCGAGGATGCTCATGCGGCGTCGCCTCCTGCGGGGCCGAGTAGCAGCTGGGTGGGTGCGGTGGCTTCGCGGGCGAGGCGTTCGGCGCGGGAGCGCTGGAAGTCTGCGAGGGCGGCGCGTTGCCCTCGGGACATGAGCGCTGTTGTCCCGTCGGCGCGACGTCGGGGAGTCTCCATGGCGAGGCGGAGCTGGTCGTAGCGCTGGCGCAGCTTGGGCAGGGCGAGCACGTTTTTGCGCCAGAAGTCATCCTCGACGAGCCATTCGCAGAGGGCCTGGATCTCGGGGACGGTGCGTCCGTCGCGGTCGAGCATGAGCCGGGCTGCTTCCCGCCAAGTCTTGGTGACGCGGCCGCGTTTGACGCCTCGGGCGGTGAGGGATGCCTGGAAGGCGTCGATCACGGCGTCGACGTCGGGGCGTGGTTCGGGCTCGGGTGTGGGTGTTGGCGTCTCGGCTGGTTTCGGCTCCGAAGGCGAATCCTGAACGTTTAACGTAGTAGATACGTCAGTATCTACTACATATATATTCTTATTCTTATTCTTACCATTGCAGTTTGCATTGCTGTTTGCATTGCAGTCTGCATCGGAGTTTTTTTGAGACCATCTGCTTTCAGCCTTTTTTCTGCCTCGCTCGGAGGCTTCTTTCCGGGCTTTCGCGGATGTCTGATAGTCGAGATAGTCGTGCACTTGCGCCAGTCCGCCGGGAAGGTTCTCCCAGAGTCCGCTATGGAATAGTGCGTCTACGGACTCCTCATATACACACCTTCCTATGCCTTTAACCGCGGCGACCAAGAATGTGCCGTCGGTCATATTTTGGGCGCTGTAGAGGATGCTCACCAAATGCATGTGCATTGCATTCTGCAATGCCAACTGCATTGCCGTTTGCATTTCGGCTTTGGTCGCGCCGGGCATGGCGGACCGGAAAGCTTCTCTCAGGTAGGCGTCCACGGCGAACCATTTCGGAGACTGAGCCCACAGCACGTCGATCTTCGCGTACGGCCTAGTCATCGATATTCCTCCGTTCCGATGCGTGCGAGGTAGGCGCTCATGATCTGGGCGTCCCGGACCGTGAGATCTGGGGACGGGTGCTGAAGTTCGTCGTAGAAGTCTTCCTCTACGTGCGCGTTCTCGAAGTCGTCCCAGGAGAAGTAATAGTCCTGGTTGCGACGCCAGTAGAGCGCGAGGGCTACCTCGCATTCCGGGCAGGTTTTGTCTTCCCAGAGGGTTCCGGCGTCGACGGTCTTTTGGACTAGATACTCCACTCCTTTCGAAATGGTAGTCCCGCAGAGCGAGCACCGTACCTTCCCTCTCGACTTGCGTCGCCAAGAGTCAAGAATCGTCATGGTTGGTCTCCCGTTCTTTGTTGGCTTTCCCGGCGGCGGAGGAATGCGGCGCAGCGGATCCCCGAATAGTTCGGTTCTCCTTGCCAGTTCTCCGCGTACCGCTGCATATCCTCGACGTCGGGCATCGGGACGTTGTATCCCCGCATTTCTAGGGCGAGGGTACGGCAGTAGATGCAGAACGTCCCGTCGGCGTCCTCCACGCACGCGTCGCCCCGGATCCCGCAGTAGTCGCATTTAGGCATTGTCTCTGTCTCCTGTGAGTAGGGCGGCGAGGTCGCCGAGCCGCATGGTCACGTATTGTTCTTCCGGTGCGGTTTTGCCGCGTCGTTTGTGGACGACGATCCCTGCCAGGGCGTCGTCGTTCCCGCGCTCGATCTCGGCTTCGGCGAGCCAGCGTGCGAGTTCGATCCTGGTGGTGTTTTTGCATTCGAAGACGAGGCGTCCGCCCATATGCTGGGCTCCGCCGATGTCGCCGCGGTCTTTCGCCCCGTGGCGGGGACGCCGGTCGATCCGGTCGTCCCCGAGGGCGTCACGTAGATAGTCCGCGACAAGACGTTCGAAGCTGGAGCCTGCCTTCTTAGCGGACTGACGATTTCGAGACATGGCGCGGGGCTCCTTTCTTGTTTTCGAGCGGGCGTTTGAGCACAAAGCGGTGTGCAAGTGGGATGAAGACTGCGCCGCAATTGGGGCAGCTGTACCTGGTTTTCCCGCCCGGTTTGTCGTACCCGAGGTAGAATCTTCGCCCGCAGAACGCGCACACGATCATCCTGGTAGATACCCATTTGTAATCCACGAATTCGCCCGTGTAAGGGTCCTCCACAAATGAGCATTCAGGCGGCAACATTGGGTCGTAAAATTGCAGCTCGAACTTGACGGGCGGCAACTTACACTTCCGAATCGAGACAGAGGTACGCATTATTCACCACTTCCATGTCCACGTGTCAGCGTCTTCGGCAGGGATGCCGAGGGATGCGGCCCACGAGGCTTCGAGGCGTGCGCCGTGCGATTCTGTCCAGCCGTCGAGTTGTGCTATCGCGTCGACGTCGGCGATCTGCCTCATCGCGGCGCGCATGTAGGTGATCCAGTCCGCGTCGGGGACGAACTCGGCCCGGGCGGGGTTCACGACGTCGTACCCGCAGTCGCGAAGCTTTTCTTCGGCCTCGTAGAACGCTTCCCTGTTGTGGTCGGGGCGTCCCGTCATGGGGCCGGATAGGTAGAGTTTCATTGGCTTTCCCATTTGTTTTCCTTTCAAATTCCGATCGGCAGGGGGACGTCGATCGGCTTGGAGATGCGGTCGAGTATGAGCGGGAGGTAGGTTTCCTCGCGTTCGATTGCGATGCAGCGCATGCCCTCGGCGATGCACGCCTCGATGGTGGTGCCGGACCCGGCGAAGGGCTCGAGGATGGTTGCGCCTTGCGGGGCGACGAGGCGCACGAGCCATCGCATGAGGTCGAGCGGTTTCACGGTTGGATGCTGGACGCCGCCGACCTTCGGGCGCTCCGCGCTGGAAGCTTTCGCCTCGTACCGGAACGCCGGGAAAAACCGGCTTGCCCCGCCAGAGTCTTCGTAGCCGAGTTCGACGTCGCCGCCGGTGGAGCCGGATCCGTACCCGATGCCCCTGCGGCGGAGCGTGTGGGGTTTCGCGTCGGAGAGGTCGCCGGTTTGCGAGTCAAGCTCGTCGGCGGCCGCGCCGTCGAGGGCGACGTTCGTAGGCCACCTGCCGTCCGGGTGTGCGTGCGAGTCGGTGTGCCCGTATTCTCCGTACACTGAGGCTTCGACCTTGTGCTTGCCGAAGCCTCCCATGCCGTCGATTATTGTGGCGTCGGCGTCGGACATTGCTACGCGTGTAGCGTCGATGTTGAGCGCGCCGGTCCCGTGCGTGAGCACGTTGTCTGCGACCGAGCCTGCGATGGGCTTGCGGGCGACCACGCACGGCTCGAAAGCAGGCTTGAGTGCGGTTCCCCAGCCAGCCCACGTCCGCTCAGCCTCGCGTTCTTTCTTGCCGACGGCTTTTCCGACGTCGAGACTCTTCGGGAACCCCTGGGCGAAAAGCCAAGCGATCGTATCCCGGATCTCGAAACCGGCGAGCTCGATCCCCATGCCGAGCTGGTGGTAGCAGCGCGGGGAGCCGAAGGCAAGCAGATGCCCGCCCGGCTTGAGCACGCGCAAGCACTCGGACGCCCATTCCCTGCACCAGTCCATGAACGCCAAGGAAGCTTTCAAGGAGCGGTTATACCGTCCGGCTTCGGCGGCGAGGGAACGATAGCCGCCGTTGGGGCCGCCGACGCCCTCAGGCATCGGCGAGGTCGCCTTCCCCCGCTCCTGGCGCTTCACGATATCCGCACCGTCCCATGACTCACCCATGAAACGAATCCCGTAGGGCGGATCGGTCACCACGGCGTCGACGCTACCGTCGGGCAGCTCCCGCA